GATGAAATCAACGACGAACTTGCAACAGTGCAAATAAGTTTGGTCCACAACGACACCGATGCTTTCGTGTCAGCGGGTGGTGGTGTGCAACAAGGCACAAACGATCAACTTACGTTCACTGCAGATATCAATTCAGGCACTGTGAGATTAAAAGGTACAGGTACAGCGGCAGTAAACTCTATTAAATTTTTCAAGATAGGTTTAGGAGACAATACATCTGCGTCGAGTTCAGGAAACACTGCTACCATCATCAACACAGATGTTGACAGTGCTGTTGAAAATCTAGACACATGGGCACACGGAACATACAGGGGTGCAAAATACTACATAAGTGCCAACAACACCGGCAAGACAGAATTACACAACATAGAGTGTTTGGTCGTACACAACGGCACAGATGCATTCATAACGACTTATAACAGCAACTTCACAGGAAGCAACGAATTGATCAGTTTGACAGCGGACATCAGTGGTTCCAATGTGAGATTAAGGGCATCGGGCAATGAACCAAACACAGCGGTCAAGATGTACAGAGTTCTTTTAGGCGACGCCGAATCAGATGCATCAAGTACAAACACAAAAACAGTAGGGCAGACTACCACATCAAGCAGTGCTACCACAATGGACACATTCTCCACAGACAGTGCGAACGGTGCCCATTATGTTGTTGTAGGAAACAGCAGTTCAGAAAGTGCGGCAAGTATCTCAGAAGTGTTTGTGGTGTCAGACGGTGCAGACGCATTTGTATCATCAGGACCTATCGTGTCTACCAAAGGATCAGACCAATTGTCATTCTCAGCATCTTTGGCCGGAACAACGGTCACAGTGTCATCGGCAAGCACGTCAGGTGCAAGTACAACTGTGAATGCATACAGAGTCAATTTATTAAGGGCATCGGCGGGTGCGGCAACAAGCGAACAAGTTCTAGTGTCTACCACACAGACCATTTCGGGCGCCAAAACTTTCTCAAATGCTGTTGTGAAAATGACCAACCTACCTACAAGTGATCCAGCGGTTGCAGGGCAACTTTGGAACAGTTCAGGTACCTTGAAAATTAGTGCTGGTTAAACTATAAGATCTAATATAGTCTGCAACTTACCTTTTATGCTTTTATTGTTGAGTGTGTTCTTGAGACCCATGTGTAGGTTCTTGGGCCAGCATTCAAAAGCAGTCCAGCAGTAGCCGGAATGTTCTTGATTGAGTTTCGGAATAAATTCTGATTCGATGGCAATCAGATAAGTGTGGAAGAAGAACTTCTGATCATTAGATGTGAACATCTCCAAGGGTATCACCTTCTTGAACTTGGGAGTGTCTCCCACTTCTTCCTGTATCTCACGCTTCAAACCCTCGAATGCTGATTCCGTGTACTTGGCTTGTCCGCCCACCAATCCCCACGTGCCCTGTGTCTTCTTGTCGGTCCTCTGTAGGAACAAAAACCTCTTCGTTGAAGTGCTGTAGAACAGTGCGCCAGAACAGACTATGTTTTCTTTCATATTGTATTATAACAATTTAAATGTATTTTATCAAGGAGTGGTTGCATCGGTGCTGGCGTTGTAATCTGATGAATTTCCATCCAAAACGATGCTCCAATTACCAGCGGTGTACACACCCTCGTATGATTTTACCCACTCCGTGCCATTGAAACGATACTGTATTCCGGTGTTGAGATTGGTCACGTAGTGCTGTGTTGAATCAGGATGAGACGCATCAAATTTTTTTACCCATTTACTGCCGTTGTACTCTATGACGTCTCCCACTCCGGCAACTAAATCTCCCCACGTTGAACTTTGGAAACTGGCCGTGCTGTCACCAACATCATTGATTATCAAATACCTATCACCGTTAACGGGTGTGCCTGGATCAAACGTGGCTGGATTTATGATCTTTTTCACTGTTGGTCCAACCGGGGCGTCTGAATTACTTGGTATCGTATCGGTGTCTATGCTATAGAGTAAGATTGTATCGTCTAACGTGGTTGTGGCTATTGTTCCCACGATCTCGTTGCCGTTAGGCTGTTTTAGTCTAATCTGTGATGTGCCGTTAGTGACCTTGCCATACTGATCCAGTAACACCTTCCAGTTCACCGCGGGACCGAAAGTCTCGAAAGGATCATAGTTCGACGGTTCATTGGCTCCAGTATAGAATCCATCACCCCCAGATTTAACACTAGTACCGGTCGAACCTAGTAACCTTAGTTGGTTCCCGGTCACAAGCAAACCAAAATTGTTTGGCGTGACATAACTTCTAGAAATCAACTCTCCGTCTATCAACCCTTTGGCTATTCCGCCGTCGTCGTCATATATGCTCATAATGATCTTTTGTACCACACCAAGTTTTTTGACTTTGACAGGGGGTGACAACCATATTGGCATGCTGAAGGTCATTGTGGCAACATCGATCTCGGAATCTGCACCAACTGGTATAGTACGAGAACTGAACGTTGTACCGGTCAGTTCCACATAACTTAAACTGGTCCAGTCGATGTAGTTGTCAGACTTCTGTATCTCAAAATCTGGATTGAACAAATACAAGATCTGTTCCATTATCTGCAGTTTCTGATCAGTGTTTGTTGTCCAAATATCTGCCGTTACTTCAAGTCTGAAAGGCGACGGCATGACCTTTTCGACTGTGTACCCTGCACCCAATTGATTGGTGTAGTTCCCATCACTTCCTGTATCTCTTTCTCGTAAATGTTGTTTTTCTATGTGATAAGGATTTTGCATCCTTTCTCTGTCATAATTTAATTCTCTAACATAACACGCTATCTTAGGTGCATATGCTAGTGCGTTTTCCGAATTATTTCTTATGATATTTGCCACCTGCCTCGTTGGATCACCATAGGTAACAGGCACCGATCGTAACTGAACTGACCCATCCGCACCTTTACCTGTTTCCACAGAAAAATTACTCAAAATTCGAATAAATTGAGTCAGAAACTTCCTAACCTGTCCTTCGTAAAAGTGTAACATTCTTAATTGTCAGCCTTTGGTTTCAACGCTTCAGTGAGTGCTTGTCTTTGATCGACTGTCAATCCGTTGATTGTATCAGTAGTCGAATTGTTGACAAAACTTGTTTTGTAGTTTGCACGTGAATCATTATTTGTTGTAGTTATTCTAACAGAATCTTCTATTTTCACCCATCTGGTACCATCATACCTGAACAGTCTGTTAGGCAGATAATCTGTCCTTAGGAAGTAATCACCCTTGTCGACACCCGAAGTTGGGAAAGTTATACCAAATCCTGCGGGATTACCGTTTGGTGCCACGCCATCCCCATCTAGGTAAAAACCATAATGAGAGGACGCCGGTGTGTCAATGATTGCGTTTACAGTTTGATCACTGCTGGCCCTGTCTTGCTCTGTGTTGACATTGTCTGTTCTAATATTACCTCTTTCGTCGATGGGTGCAACGTAATATTGTTTGTAGTTGAATCCAGATTTAGGTGCATCTGCTTCTGCCTGTGCTACAATCTGATCATTGATGGTTTTCTCCCGGTTGTATGTACTCATGTAGTTGGCAACAGTGCCTGTTGTGGTTGCATCGCCTATGATGTCTTTGAATTCTTGCGAGTCTACTAGTGTTTTCATTTTCAATCTTAACAGGTGTGGCCACCAGGTCTGTGAAAATCCCTCCGCGGCCCTGTTGACGTCTTCTACCACGTAGTATCTTTTAAGTGCTATCGGTATACTTTCATCTAGACTGTAATCTTCTTTCATATGAGGGAATTCTATTACGTCGCCTGACATGGGTTTCCTACCAATTCGTTCTACTATGTCATTCAAATGCACAGTCAAAAACAACGTATCGTTCTGCAGAAACATACCAAATTGTGACAGGTTAAAATCTGCATCTTGGACATTGTAAATACCCCTGACAACATACACATCGTCATCATACTTCCTGTCTCTGTTTTCCAAAAATAACAGATCCTGTATGGTCCTTTCATTTAGGCTATCGCCAGTATAATTCGGTGACGTGGGACTTGCCTTGCCGTCTTTCTGATTTTCACCTTGGTTGTATGGGCCCACGTATTTGTGAAAATGCAGGTCTGTCCCACCA